AATATTATTATTTTTATTATCGCTGGGGGGATGTAAATCAATTGAATACGTATATGTTCCAGTATATACACCAATAGAAATACAGATGCCAGTGCGGCCTGTCTTGTCTAGTGTGGGTGGTACCTCTTATGATGTAATAGGCAAAAATATAGAAAATGATTTAATTGACCTAAAATCATATGCTATGCAACTAGAATTACTGTTAAACGATATAAGTATCAAACAGGGGCAGAAAATAAAAATCAATAAATAGAAGAATCATCTGAAATACAAATTTAAAGGAGCAGTATATGACTTTGCTATCAGCAGGCATTGAAATTAAAGAAAAGGACTTTTCACAGATAATCCCGTCGGTATCTAGTTCAGTAGGTGGTATCGCAGGCAGATTTCTCAAGGGACCGATAGAAACTCCTATTCTTATATCAGATGAGGATGAATTAGTTTCAGTTTTTGGTGAACCAAATGATACCAACGCAAATGAATGGCACACATGTTCAGAATTTTTGAAATATACAAATTCATGTTATGTTGTTAGAACTAGAAATACTGGTGTTACAAATGCAGATTCTACTGGGGGCGCAGTAAGCATCGTCAATCGGGATGAATATGAAACAATTTCTTCGGCTGATAGAACTACAGCAGGCGAATTTATAGCAAAGAATCCAGGTAATGTAGGAAACGGTATTGGTATGATAATGGTAGATGCTGGTACATGGGCAGCATTCGATGCTTGGTGTGATACCAATTTGGCATTATTCCCTAATGGTGTGTCACTAGCATCATATTTTAATAGTGCACCAAGTACATCTGCGTATGTCAGTGGTAAAGCTTCTGACGGAAGTGAAAAAAATGATGAAATGCATATTCTTGTGTTAGATATAACAGGTGCAATATCTGGTGTACCTTATACCGTGCTCGAGAAATACGAAGGAACATCCAAAGCATCTGATGCAATTAATTATCAAGGGTTAACTACATATTACGTTAATGTCTTGAATGAATCTTCTAAATATGTATGGTGGACTAATCATCCTGTTGCCACCTCAGGTGCCTCTATTGTTCCGATGGGTGCTACATCGTATGATGCAGCATTGGCAGGTAACACATTTGCACAAATCAATATAATTGCTTCACCTAATTTCTTTTTGCAAACTCTATCAGGTGGAGTAGACGGTACATCAGCTACTGAAGCAGAAATTAAGTCTGCATATGACAAACTTGTAAACAAAGATTTGTATTCTATCGACCTAATCATGAGTGCTGCATTCTCGGTTGGTGTGTCGGGTACAATTGAAAAATACATCCTAGAAAATATCGTAGATGTTAGAAAAGATTGTGTAGGGTTTATATCACCACATCAAGCAGGTGCTCCTATTAGAGACGCAGCAGCTGCAATAACTAATATAATCGCATTCAAGTCTGCGGTCGGTGTTTCTGATTCTATTGCATCATACGGATTTATGGATACTGGCATGAAATATATCTTCGATAGATATTCAAAGAAATATCGCTGGGTTCCACTTAACGGTGATATGGCAGGATTAGCAGCTAGAACAGATTCTACAAATGACCCGTGGTGGTCTTTTGGTGGATTTAATCGTGGTGGGGTGAAGAATGCAATCAAATTGTCGTATAACCCAAACCAATCTGACCGAGATGTTCTATATCCTAAGGGAATTAATCCGGTAATAGTAGATGCTAATTCCGGGGTTACACTTCTCGGAGATAGAACTATGACAAATAAACCATCTGCATTTGATAGGATTAATGTACGAAGATTATTCATTTTGCTTGAAAAAGCAATTTCAAAAGCATCTAAATATATGTTATTTGAATTTAACGATAATTTTACTAGAGCGCAATTTAAAAATATGGTAGAACCTTTCTTAAAGACTATCAAAGGAAAACGTGGTATTACTGACTTTATTGTTCGCTGCGATGCTAGTAACAACACGGGGGATGTTATTGATAGAAATGAATTCTTGGCCGAAATTTACATCAAACCTGCGAGAAGCATAAGCTTCATTACACTGACTTTTGTCGCAACTCGCACTGATGTGTCATTTTCAACTGTAGTTGGTGCATAATTATTCATCAAAACACAATCATTCTTAAGGAGAAATAAAATTAGCATACTAAATTTTAAAGCAGCTTTACTTGGGGGTGGAGCTAGAGCAAATCAATTCCGAGTTACACTTAACTTCCCTGCATTTGTAACTGGGGCATCTACCGCGGCAAACAAAGCACAATTTTTATGCACCGCCGCAAGTTTACCCGGGCAAAACATCAATGTAGCAACTGTGATGTATCGCGGCCGCGAAGTAAAACTTGCTGGAGAAAGAATATTCCAAAATTGGACAGTGTCAATACTGAATGATAATGATTTTGATATTCATAATGCATTTGAATCGTGGATGCAACAAATAAACAACAAGCAGGAAAACTCTGGTATGGTTAATCCATTGTTATATACCACTAACATGAATGTAGAACAATTGGATAGAAATGGTGTTACATTAAAGAAATACACATTTCAAGATGCTTGGCCGACAGTAATTTCACCAATTGGTCTTGGATTCGACCACAATGATAGGGTAGAAGAATTTCAGGTAGAATTCGCCTATAGTTGGTTTGAGAGTGAAGCTTATAAAGGCCTTCAGGTTCATCTTTCTACTCCACTTGGTTCAATTTAATTTTAAATCTATAAATGCAAATTTCGGAAGAGTTACTTAATCTTTTTGGTTTAAAAATAAAGAGTAAAATGCCTGATAAATCGTTATCAGGTGCGCTGTCAACTGAATTAGATACAGATGGAAGTGGTATTACTTCCTCTATGTTATCGAGTGCTGGTGCCTTTGGTACGTATCTTGATACTGATGGGCAAATAAAAACAGAAGTAGAAGCTATTCGTAAATATAGAGAAATATCTCAATTTGCTGAAGTTGATATTGCAATTCAAGAAATCATTAATGAAGCTATACCACAAGAACAAGATACTAAATTAATTAAATTAAACCTCGATGGTTTAGATGATATTGTTTCAGATAATGTAAAAAATAAGATAAAGGATTCATTTGATATAATCTTAAAATTATTGGACTATGAAGATAAGGGAGCAGAATATTTTAGGAGATTTTATGTTGATGGTAGACTTCCATTCCAAATTATAGTTGATAAGAACAATATAAAAAATGGTATTCAAAAATTAGTATTATTAGACTCTCAAAATATTAAAAAAATGAGAGATGTCACTACAAAGACTAATTCTCAAAATGCTATCATAGTAGATAAGGTGGAAGAATATTATCTATACAACGAAAATGGATTCGGTGTTGGGAAGAATACACAAGGAACAGGTTCAAATACAATAAGCAATTTACAAATTAGTCCTGATGCAATAATATATATTACAAGTGGTCTAATTGACCAAAATACCGGCATGATTCTTGGGCATCTCAATAAGGCAATCAGGCCAATCAATCAACTTAGAATGTTGGAAGATGCAACTGTTGTTTATTTTATAGCTCGTGCACCAGAACGTAGAGTATTCTATGTCGATGTCGGTAATCTACCAAAACATAAAGCAGAACAATATTTGAAAGATATTGCTAATCGTTATCGCAATAAAATGGTATATGATGCTAAGACAGGTGACATAAAAAACGACAAGAAATATATGTCAATGTTAGAAGATTTTTGGATGCCACGCAGGGACGGTGGTAAAGGAACAGAAATTACTACACTCCAAGGTGCTCAGAATGTTACTGGTTATCTTGATTCGCTCGAGTGGTTTAAAGAAAAGATGTATGAAGCACTGAATATACCCAAGAGCAGATTAAAAGAAGATACTGGGTTTAGTATAGGGCAATCTCAGTCCATATCAAGGGATGAAGTAAAGTTTCAAAAATTTATTGATAGGCTTCGTAATAGATTCGGTCAATTATTGTTAGATTCTCTAAAGACACAGCTGACTCTTACACAGGTGTGCAATATTGAAGAATGGGAGGATTTAAAGCAATATATCAAACTTGATTTTCAAAAGGATAATTTCTTTACTGAATTAAAAAATCAAGAAGTGATGACAAGTCGTTTTGCCATGGTACAACAACTTGATGATTATTTACAAAAATATGTATCAAAAGAATGGATTCAACGGAATGTCCTTATGATGGCTGAGGATGAAATTAAAACAGAATCTATCAGAATGAAAAAAGAAAAATCTGATATAAGCGCACAACCTAATTGGAAGATTCAAGGGCAATTTCAGCAAGACCAACAAGCTGAAATGATGCAACAACAAGCTGCTCAACAACCAGATGCTGATGCTGGTGCTGAAGATGCAAATGCTCCTGCACAGGATACAGGTCAATCACAACAAGGTGAACAATATCCAGAGTATGACCCACAGAATTACCGGAAGCAATAAATAATTATCATGATTTCAAAGGAGCAATAAAATGTCAGTAGAACAATTAATTTCACAAATTTCTGAAGGTTCAGAAGATGCTAAGGTTACTTTAGAATCTATTCTAATGTCAAAAATAGCATATAAATTAGATGAATTAAAAATGAATGTGATGAGTGAAGCATTCCCATCCTCATCAAAAGATGATGACGAGGATGATGATGATGCCGACGATTCTGATGACGAAAAAGACAAGTCGATTATAGGTTCTGGTAAAAAAGACGAAGTAGAAATAAAAGAAAGTGTAACATCACCACATAATTTAAATAATTATGATGTAATGAATAGATTGCATGCAGCAGGACATCCTATAAAGATAGATGCTGAAGATGATAATTCTAGGAATATGAGGGTGCACTGGAAAAATTATGCAAAAGAATTCGGTTTAAAAACTCGAGAACAAGTTGCTGCTCATGTTGACCAAGCAGATAACAATTCTGACCCTTACGATGGCGGGATGGGGGGTGAAGATAAAAATGGAAAAGCAACAGGGAATCACAACGAAATTGAACGCATTCATATTCAACATTTAGGTGGGCACGAATAAGGAATAAACATGAAGTTAATAACTGAAACCTACTTAGAGGGTATCGAATCTTTAGTAGAAAATACGTCTACTGGAAAAACATATAAGATTGAAGGCCCCTTTGCTACTTATAATAAAGTAAATGCAAATAAGAGGATGTATACTGAATCTGTTATGACTCCAGCAATGAAAAAATACATTACAGAAAAAGTTTCAAATGGTAGAGGCTTTGGCGAGTTAAATCATCCTCAATCGCCTCAAATT